TCGAACCGCTCTTTGTGGTTACTCCCTCAACATTGACATACTGCTCCAGATTATCCTCTGAACGTCTTAACTCGATGATGTCTGTTCTGATGTCCTCCGGAACGGTGACACCGATACCCATTTCATCATCGTCTCCCTTTGTGGTGTCTGTGCTTAACGCATCCTTGTACACCTTGACATCTCCCTCGTCCGGTTCTCTCTTTAAGAATCCACACTTGACGATATTGACGAACGCTTTCACGAGGTTTTTCTTGTCCGCTTTTCCCCCGATGGTCTTTGCTGCTCCCGTCGCCACCTTGCCCTCGATCTCCTCATGTTCCTCCTCGTCCAAATCAAACAGGAGGTCAAACTTTTCCTGTAACTCTTTGAGTTCCTCTTTTGCTGCCTTTGCCTTGTCGAGTTTTCCATCGTTCACAAGGCTCTTGACCTCATTCTTTTTGTCGTTGATTGCTTTCAACAGTTTCTGCATTTCCTTGTTCATGAATCATGTCCTCTCTTTCTTAAATTCCATACATGTCGAGGTCTGCAAGAATATCCTGCTTTTCTGCCTCGATTCTCTGTTTCTCTGCCTCTGCTGCTGCATTGTTCCTGTTCTCCAGTTCCGCAAGCACCGCATCGACAATGTCCTTTGTGGCTGTTCCTTTGATGCTCTCCGGAACATGGTTGTATTTTTCAAAATAATCTGATGCACACGCTGCGACTGCTGCCTTTTCATCAATCAAAACGTCGAAATACTCTGCCAGTTCTGCACCGCTGAACCACTTTTCTTTCGCCATGAAAGACTTGATTTTGTCTCTCGTCACACCCTCTTTCAAGTGTTCCTCGTAAACGTCGAGAATTGAATCCTCGCATAAATCAAGTTGTTTGATGACCTCTTTGAAATCGTCTGCGTTGCCCCATGCCATACATAAAGGCTTGTGAATCATCGCCTGTGCTCCTGTCGCAAAATGCAGTTCATCACATGCGAACATGATGACAGATGCGATTGACGCAGCCATTCCATCAACATATCCGACTTTGTGTCCGGAGTATCGTTTCAACTGGTTATAGATTGCCAGTCCTGCGAATACATCACCGCCACCGGAATTGAAATAGATGTCGATGTCCTCATATCCATCCAACTGGTTGAGGAAATCTGCGATGTCCTGCGGGCATCTGTCCTCCTCGAACCACATGGATTCCCATGTTGCTGATACAATGTCACCGTAGAAATACAAGGAACATCTGCTCTGTTCCTCGTCCTGTTCCAAATCCAAATAGCCGACATTTTCAACTTTTCCGCTGCGTTTATTCTTTTTTGTGAAATCAAAACGTCTTTTCTTTGCCATGATTATTCACCTCCCTCCTGTTCTTCCTCGTCCTCTGCCTCGTCGGTTTCGTCCGGTTGTCCTGTTGTGTCCGGCTGCTCTGTGTCCGGCTCTGTTTCTTTCTCCGGTTGCTCCGGTTCATCGGTGTTCTCCTGCTCGGATTCACCTTTCAAATATGCTGCACCCGCCATCGTCAACGGTACGATGCTACCGTTCGCAAGTAGGACATCGCCTCCCTCCGCATCTTCCATGTCGAGTTTACGTCTTGCCTCATTCGGTTTGATAATCGTTCCATTGACACCGTTTCTCAAATACTCCATCTGCGTTTTTGAATCGGTGCGGAACAATACCTTTTCGTTGAATTTGTAATAATATCCGTCGTCTGTATCTTCATCCGGTAGCATTTTGAAATTGATTTCCTCCTCATACTGCTTGATGATGAACAGTTCCGTGTCGACGTAGAATGATAACTGCTGCATCTCGCTATTGCTATATGACGACTTTGAATAATCGTTGATTTGATTCGGTTTCACTCCGAACGCTCCGGCGATTTGCAAGGCGTTATATTTTTTCAGTTCAAAGAACTGTGAATCAGTCAGTTTGATGTCAAGAGGTGTGAGTTTCATTCCTAACGGAACAGGCAGGATTTTTCCTGTGTTCTTTGCTCCACTGCCGAACTCCTCAAACGACTTGACAAGTGCTGCTTTTGCCTTTTCGTTCAATTCTCCGGTATATTCAAGAGTTGCCTTTGCTGTCAGACCGCTCTCATACAGATTATTCATGAACGCCTGTGATTCGGATGCACCTGCAACCGTGTCTCTTAATATCTGTTGCACTGGTAGTCCTGTGATTCCGTCAAAACTGAAAGATGTCTTGAAATGCATCACCTCGTCTGTACTGAACACATATTGACGACCTGATGTCGGGTCTGTGTAGACGTACCACAAACGCCCCACTCCTGCGAATATCCCTGCATCATCAACGACTATCTGCACACAATTTGACTGCATGACCCACAAATCAACGATTTTTATTTCACCGCCGAATTTCTTTCGGTCAAACTTCTTTCTCATATACACATAGCCGTTTCCGTAATGGTTGCGGTTGATTTCAACCGTGTTCCAAAATGTTGTTGGTGTCATGAACGGATTCGGTCTTTTTGAGAGCAGTTTTGATGTATCTGTCGCCTCTGCCTCAATGATTCCCTTGTCCGTTTTCTGATAATATTTGATAGGCATTTTTGCAAGGGTTTCTGACAGCATCTTGAGACATGTGAAATATGTGACCTCTGATGTCGGTTTCCCTTTTCTTTTCAGTCCTATCCGCTCAAGGAATGACGGTGAGTTCAGTGTCACAACGCCTCCGCTGTCCTGTGGTTCACCTCTCCACCAATTTGAAATTTTCACTCCTAATCTCTGAAACGGATTCATTTATTTCTCACCGCCTTTCTTCATGTATTTTTCAAATTGTTCAAGCCATTCATTGACAGTTTCGTTCACATCCGGTCGATACTCCTCTTTCATTGCGTGTTTCCATGCGTCGATGATAGCGTCAATCGGGTCGATTCGTTCTGTCGTGATGTCTTTGTCAATTTTTATTTCACCGTAGTTGTTCGAGATGGTCTTTGCGTTTGCAATCGACCAAACAAGCAGACTGTCAACTGGAACAACTATCTTGTTTCCCTCTTTGCCGACTTCCATTCCCTCGATTTCCACATTGCCCGCAAGAATCTCAAGTCTGAAATCAACTGTCGCATCGTTCAACTCTTTTGCTGTCTGTGTGACAGAGATTGAATCGAATCCCATCGCCTCAAGGTCTGACAGGAATGCTGATGCGTTGTGCGGGTCATAACAAATCAACTGCGGTTTGAGGTTGTATTCCCTCACTAAATCCTCAAGGTATTTGATGATATATTTGTAATCTGTCTTGATTCCTCCCAGTGTTTCCGTTACCGTCACAAGACCCTTTTCAATCCATACGTCATACGGTACTTTGTCGGTCTTGATGTGTTCATCTACCCTTGAGGACGGAATGAACGAATGTGTGTGAACAAAATATTTTTTCGTGTCCTCCACCATGAACGGAATCACGATTGCGATTGATGTCAAGTCTCCTCCGGATGACAAGTCAACGCCGACATAACACTTTGAGCCTCTGAAATCACTCAAGGATTTCAGAACGGCACATGCTTTCCATGATGCAATATCCTTGATGTATAGTGAATTTGACCACTGCATCCACATGTTGAGCTGCTTGACAAGGAAGTCTCTCAAGTCTTCCCCGCCCATATCACGGGCAGTGTGTGCAATCGGAATGAGGTTCTCAAGTGCGTCTCGGTCAAATTCAAGAATCGGGTTTGCTTTTATCCAATTCTCCGGCGTGTATCTGTCATCGTGTTCGTCCATCTGTGCGATATACACAAATTGACTGTCGTTCTCGAAAACGCCCTTGAGTAGATTGCAGCAATACTCATATAACTTGTAACACGGCGACTTGAGGTCGAATCCTGCTGTCGTGATGACCGAAATCAACGCCGACTTGAGTTTCTTGATACCGCCCTCAAGCAGCTTGTACATCTGATTTGTTTTGTGTGCATGATACTCGTCGACGATTCCCAAATATGCACGATGTCCGTCGAGTGACTTTGTATCACCGGACAATGCTTTGATTTCTGAATGTGTCAACAGACAATCAATCGTGTGGTTGTGGTCGTGAACCTTGAACCACTCTGACAAATCCTCGTCGGAATTGATAAATTTTGCGACCTCGCCAAAAACGATATTCGCTTGGTCTTGCTTTGTCGCCGTACAAAATATTTTTCCGTACTTGTACCCGTCGAAATTGCCGTAATAACACGCCAAAATACCATTGATGAACGATTTTCCGTTCTGTCGTCCTAATTGCACATAAGATGTTCTGAATCGTCTGTATGACTTTTCCTTTGTTCTCCATCCATTGAGTGACCCTAAAATGAAACACTGGAACGGATATGCCGTCACATGCTCATTTTCCTCACCCTCTGCAATGGTCAATTCCTCTGCGAAATTGATGATTTCCTCCGACTTTTCAACGTCGAAATAGTATTTGTATGATGCTGCTTTCGATTTTTCGATGTCGTCAAGATGCCTCTGACATGCAAGACGGACATATTCTCCGGCTGTTATCTTGCCCGATACAACATCAAGGGCGTATTGTGTGCAGCGGTCTTTTGTTTCTCCTGCTTTTGCCATGCCTTAATTTGCATATTTCGCAAATTTGTTCTCCGGCTTTTGCTGTTGTGGTTTCGGTACGACCAAACGGCAGCGGGAGGAAACTGTCAGTCCGAAATCTGATGCTCCCTGCCTACACTGTTTCATGCAGCGGTCTTGAATAATCATGAGGCGTTCTCTTTCTCCGGAAACGACCTGTCTTGTACCGACCTGCACACGTTCTTTTTCGCCCGTGTCCGGATTTTCCCGCATCTCATAGACTGGAACATCCTCCATCAATGGAGTTGCTCTGATTTGCTCTGTGATTTCGATGTACTGCGTTTGTGCAATGAGTAGTCTCGCCAGTGCATCACAATCAAGGTTTGAAATCAGTTTGATTTCGAGTAATTCTTTCGCAATCTTCCGGAACTGTTTCTTTTGCTCCGGTGTCAAATATGACGGAGGTCTCACTTTGTCGCATGGTGCTGTGACCTCGGCGTTTTTTCGTGCCTCAATCTCGGCTTTTGTGAGGTGCTTTCGCCCGTTCATCACAACCAAATCTGTGGGTTGTCTTTGTCCTGCCATGATGCAACAAGCCTCCTTTCCGTCAGTATTTCAGTGCTTTTGTGTCACATTCTGACACCTCTTTCGGATATACCTTTCTACTGAAATTCCCGTGGGGAGTTTTCTCCAAGGAAAAGAGGGGGTGCGACTAAAAACGAATCGCACAAAACTTTTTTATATCCCCCTGCCTCTCGAAAGTGGTACTCAATCAGTGACCTCAACTGTTTTTGTGTTGCTCTCATACTTGCTTTGCTCTGCTTATACAGAGCAGTGATTGTGTTGTGTGTCTTATGGTTGAGAGGTATGAGGTTGAACGGATTCAATCGCTGTTCCCAGTCGTCCTCAAGTTCAATGATATGGTGAACCGGATTGCATGTGAGTAACTCATGCTCGACATATAATGCGTATATATCTATGTTGTCATAAACCTCAATGATACGTTCCCGCATTGCCCGCCATTCCTTTGATACATAGAACTCTGCTGCTCTCTCGTCTCGCCGTGTGTTGTTGTATATCATGTGTCTCGACTGCTGCCGTTGCTCACACTCCTCGCACATCTTCATTGACTGTGGAATCAACTTGCCACACCTGCATGATTTCAATAGCATCTGTGTTCTCCTCTCTTGCTGTGTTCTCCTGCTGTGTTATCCACAAGAGGCGGGCAGTTATGCACATGACTGTGTATATCCCACCCGCATATAACAGGAGGGCAAACAGGCAAGAAAAAAGCGACTGCACATCTGCCATCTCTCGTCTCAACTGTTCACGCTAACATATTATCACGTTTATTTTGTCTTTTGTTCACCCACTTTTTACCCCTGTTTTCACCCTCATTTCACCCTGTTTTCACTCCGTTTTTATCATTTTCAATCGCTTTTGCACCGAATAACTTGATTGACAACCGCTGAATCATCACCCTGCACCACTTTTTCGGTGAGTTGCGTCCGCATCCTGTCTCCCTCACTATATCCTCGTATGACATGCCCTTTATATAGACCGCCTCAAGAGTGTCGTATTTGTACCCCTCACCTGCTGCCTCTGCATCTTCCTTGAGCGATGCAAGAGCCTTTTTCAAGTGTTCAAACAGAATGACCGTCTCTGCACGGCACTCTCTGACCGATTGCAAGAACGCCTTTTCTGCTGATATGTTGTATTTGCCTATATCCGGCACTTGAGAGGTCTCTGATACTGCCTCGTTGATGTATCGTTCCATTTCACGATAATTTTCAAGATATAGCAAGGTTTTTTCAATGACCGTCTGCTCCTTTTCCTCTTTCATGCTTTTTCCTCGCTTTCTGCTTTCTTCTCATAGGCAGACCGTGCATTTTACGCCAGTTATTCGTGTTTTTGCGGTTTTCCGCATCTCTTGAACTGCTCATTTTCAAAATTGCCGTTTTTGCCTGTTGCAAAGTCGTTCCCATTTGCAAAACTGCCTCAACGAACGCCTCTGCTGTTGTTTCAATCTTCATTTCTGGTTCTTTCTGTTTTTCCGGTTTCGTGACATCCGGATTTACGGTCGCTTTGTCTGCTGCCGTCTCAATAATGCCCGAAATCTCTTTTTCCGTTTTTCCCATCGCCCGAAATCGGTCAATTATACCTTTTAAGATTCCCATATTATCACAACCCTCCTTTTCGCTTACATAAAAGGCAATTCGCCGTCGATACCGTCCGGAATGTTCATGAATCCGTCTCCTGCGTCTGAATATCCGGCATTTTCTGCCTGTTCTCCTGCTGCCCTCTTGCTTTCTGCAAATTCCTGTTCCTCAATCACAACATCCGTCGTATATACCTTTTGCCCGTCTCTGTTGGTGTATGAACCCGTCTGAATCCTGCCAGTAATAACAATTTTTGTTCCCTGTTTCAGATATTTTTCCGCAAACTCGCCGTTTTTCCCAAATGCCACGCATGAGATAAAATCTGCCGACTGTTGCCCGTCTCTTGCACCTCTCCGGTCGACTGCCAGTGTATAACGTGCCACACACATGGATTCCTGTGAACCGTTCTGCTGTGTATATCTTACATTCGGGTCTCTTGTGAGCCTACCCATCAATATGACTTTGTTCATTCTCTTTTTTTGTCCTTTCTTGAATCAATCTCTCGTATAAACGCAAATCATCCGGCGGGATGTCGAGATTCCAGTCTCTCGCAAATTCTATCCCGCCGATGAACGCCTCTTTTTCTCTATCAGTCATTTTCCCGCTGCATAACATATTCATTTTGCATTTTCTGCAATCTGACAAGTCCTTTTTTGAACTCAAGGTCATCACCATTCATGCACACATCGAATATTTTCTCATAGTCGACAATGTGTGTCTTGATGAACTCTGCCTCTGCTGCCGTCCTGCTCTCATTGATGAACATTCCCTTGACTGCCTCTTTTATCATTTCACAATGGGTCTGTTCCTCCTCTGTCGTTGGAGGTGTGGTTGCAATCATTTTCTCATACGCATTGTCAATCGCTCCTGCAATGAGTTCTTTCCAACCCTTGCCCCGCTCTCCTAATAACTGACATTCAATATCCTCGAAACGGTTTCCTTGCCCTGCTGCCGTGATTCTGATGTCCTTTTTGCCCTTTGCTGCAATCAGAATCAAATCGTCGTCGTATGCCTCCATGTAGTAGTCAAATTTCGCATCAAAATTCGGATTCGGATTGATGATGATTTCCGGTTGACTGCTGCCCTCTGTTTGGATGCTCACTCCGATGTATTTCGCATCTGTTGCCTTTGCATTGATAAATATTGCCTTTAACTCGCTTTTGTTCATGCTGCTCCTCCATTCACTAATCTGTTGAGTAACTGTTCATACATGGTCTTGTATGTGTCTCTTTCTGTCTGTAATCTGATTGTGTCCTCTGATGATGTCATATTTGCAATTTTCTTGTTTTCCTCAACGTATACTGCTGCATCCTGTTCAATCTCTGCGATTGCCTCCTCATGCTCCTGCTGCATTGTCTCAATTTCTCTCTTGAGACTGTCGATTTCCTCCTGCTGCTCCTTGATGGTCTTGTAATACTCTTTTGCTGTCTTAATGCCATTATCCAACTGCAAGGAAATCATGAGAGCAATGTCGATATTCTCCATTTCCTTGTCTGTCGCCTCTCCGATATATGTTCCGATGCGTTCCGTTGATACCGAATAAACCTGCTCACACAATACCGTGCTGATTCTGCCTGTTGACCTTATTGTCACATGTGTCGGGAGGTCTGTTTTTGGCTGTGTGGTCATATATACAACTTCAACAACATTGCTGTTCTCATTGTTCTTGTTGTTGCTAACCACTACCGCCGGACGGTCTGCGTGTTGTTCGCTCCCGTTGTAGGATGCCCCCCCCCTCTGCTGATATAGAACATTTCGCCTCTTTTGATGTCATTCATGATTATTCCTCCTTTTCTGCTACAAGACCAATGACACACCATCCGTCCGTCAATCCGCTGCATGTGATGTCGTCGTCTTTGCATGTGATTCTCATGTCTGCTGTTTCTCCGGTTGCTTTACCTGCTGCAAATACTACCAATTTGACGACATTTCCGACCTTGAAACCGTCGTCTTTTGTTATCATGTACGGTTTTCTATGTTCTCCCGTGTATTCCTCGAATTTCTCCTTTGATACTCTGATGCTCTTTATCTCCCCCGTTGCATCTGACGGGAGGTTTTTCATTTTCTCCTCCTGCTCCATCTCACGGAGTTTTTTCTTTGTCTCACGGTCGATTGCATCCTGTTCCTCTGAATATCTCTGCTCGTCGGTCTTGTATGCCTCTGTACGGTTCTTGTACTGGTCGCATGAGGTACATGTTCCGGTCTTGACGTTACATGTCTCATATTCGGTGCAGGAATAGCAGATTGATGTGATTCCCTCCGGATGTGGCGTTTCATAATCGTCGCCCGCTTTTGTCTCCGGAGGATTCATGCCGATTTCTGCCTCTGTGTCGGATTCTGACACCTGCTGTCCTGTTGCCTTTTCTGCTTTCATATCTTTCACATCTTTGTGCGTGAGTTCTCCGGTCTCTGTAAATTTCCCCAGTGCCTCCCGCTGCTCGTCCTCTGTCATCCCGCTCAATTCATAGGCTGCGGAAAATGTGAGGCGTTCGCCCTTGAGTTCCTCTTTCCATTCCGGAATCAGATTGTTGTTGACTGCCTCTATTTGAGCAACCTTTGTTTTGCTCATGTGCAGCATTGATGAAATCACCTCTCTCAATCGTCCGGATTGCAGGTCATATCCCTTGATTTTCTTTCCCGCTGCTTTCATACGCTCAAGAGATGCCTTGAGGCGTGTTTCCTCCTCAATCATGTCTGAAACGGTCTTTGTACGGTATGCATTCGCAATTATGATTTCAACCTGCTCCTCGTCATCGTCCTGCGGTGTCGTTAATTTACTGGTCGCAAGTTCAAATTCTTTATATCCCTTTGATACAAGATACTTGAGAGCCTCCCACCGTCTTTCACCTGCCACGATTCTATATTCGCCCATTTCGCACGGTGCATATACAAGTTCGAGGTTCTGTTTCAGTCCATACATGAGGATGTCTCCTGCCAGTTCCTCAATCTGCTCTACACTGTAAAAATTCATATCATTCCGGTACATCTTGAAAATTGAGATGTCCTTTGTCCGGAATCTTGCTCTCGGAGATTCGTCAATCCCCGCTTTGCTGTTCTTGTTGAGTGCGTCTTTCACGCTGAATCCTGCTGCCATCTGTTCAACCTCCTGTCATTACTCTGTGAGTTTCTGTTTCTTTGTCTCTGTACGCTCGACGTTGATTTCACCCTTTGCATTCTGTGAAATTGATGCTTTGACCCCCCCCTCGGAGGTTCAATGTGACCTTTGCAAGTCCTCCGGTGTAAATCTCCTCGACTGCTGCCTTTAAGATGTTCACGATGCCCTCACCGCATCTCTTGTCCGGTGCTGCATTCTCTCCAAACAAGGCAGATACATTCATCATTGCTTTTTCTTTTCTCTGCCTCTCTTTCTGATACTCGACCGCCTCTGTGCAGTTACATGTCATTGTTGCCTGTTCCTCTGCTTGTGCTGCTGTCAGTTTTTCATCTGCCTCAATCTGCGTCATCTGACCGCAGAATCTGCATTTTGCTGTTTCCACAATATTTCCCATGTGCTTAATCCTCCGCATTTATTTTCTCTATCCTCAACATGTATGTGAGATATAATTTTCCATCTCGTCTGAACCCTTTGTATCTGCTGTAATATTCATTCGCATCCATCCTCATTATTGCAATAGGATTGTTTCTTTTTGGGATGTTTACCGTCACAAGTGCCTCTCCCCATCTTTCGGTTTTTATGTTTGTTTTGATGTTGAAATCAGTGCCTCCGACTTTTTTCATGAATTTTTCTGCATCCGCATATAATTTCATCCAATCGTGTTCTTTCATTCCTACCCCTCCATTTCCTTGAGTAACTCATGCACAACGCATCTGTAATCTTGAGACACAATCCCACGCTTTGAAAATTTCGGGAGTGGTATCATTGCCGTTGTGGATTTCTCTGCGATGATAGAACGGCGAATCGGTGTGACAAACATGTCAAATCCGGATTCTGCTTTCAACCACTCCTCAACCTCAAGAGATGTCTTGTTTTTCTGTCGCATTGTCATGAGTGCCTTGATTCTCAAGTCCGGATTGATGTCTCTCAAGTCCTCAATCTGCTCCTCAAGGTTCTGTAATGCCTCGATTTCATATCCCCCGACCTTTACCGGAGCAATAATGAGTTCTGCTGCAATCAGAATGTTAATGACTACCATGTCGAGCAATCGCCCGCAGTCACAAACACAATAATCATATGCACCGGAGACCTCCTCCAACGCCTCACGCAATCGTGTGACTTGATTGTCCTCTGACTTGAGCAGCAGATTCATGTCGGTTTTCATGAGATAGCCATTCGCCGGAATGATGTCAATGTGCGAATAGTCGGTCGGTCGAATCAAATCGCCCGTTTTATATGTACCTCCGACACATTCATGTTTCTCAAGCAATTCACTCATGCCGATTCCGTCCGGTTCATATACCCCGAACGTCTTTGATGTGTCTCCCTGCGGGTCTCCATCTAACACAAGCACTCTTTTCCCCTGCTCCTCGCCCAACATATAGGCGATTGAATCGGATGTCGTTGTTTTCCCGATTCCTCCTTTTGGTGACATTACTGCAATAATTTTCATGTCTTTTCCTCCTGTTTTCCTGTTATTGTCCTGTTATAAATAAATTGTGTAATACAGTTTCATTTGCAATTCTTGAAACTTGAAATCCGGCGTTTCGTCCGGTCGTAGTGGTGACATGAGGTTCAATTCTTTCCATTTCCTGTGAGTAATCTCCGGAACTGCTCTGAATTTCACAACCTTGTCAAATTTATACTGTTCATAGAGTTTGCAGTTCGTGTGACCGACCTCCGGTGCAAATAATGCAAGATAGCCGACGAACATCTCCTCGCCTCCCTTGATGATTCGCAGCATGTCCGCACTCTCTAATGTGTTGAGTAAATCCGCAAGCGTCATGACCTGCCTCCCTTGACTTTCCCATCCTTGAGGATGCTGTTGTTCGGGATGCTCATGTTCAAATTCCTCTCCATGTGCAACGCATCCGATAGATTCAAATATTCCTCAATGACTTTGATTGCCTCCTCTGCTGAATAGCAGGTTGCGACGAAATGTCCTGCTGCTGCCATGTCTGCAAGGAACTCTTTTTGCGTGTCCTGCTGCCTGTTGTTACCGAATTTCATTTCAACGAACAATCCACAGTATGAGCCTTTCGGATATGGGAGGCACAAATCAGAAACACCCGCCTTGACACCCATCTGCTTGAATTTGACTGCCTCTGCTCTGTTCCTGCTGCCTCCGTTCGGTACATGGAACAACCATCTCAATTCCGGATAACGGTTCATGTTCCAATTCGCCCACGACACGACATTGATTTGCTCTGTGTCCTCACTTCTCATTGCATATTTCATGCTCATTTGCCTTTGCCCTCCTGTCTGCATGTGTCATAATATTCGCAGAACAAGCAAACGTGTCTGCAATCCTTGACCTTGAACATCCATGTGAACCGTTGCAGCTTGTACCGCAGTATGTACCCGATTTGTGCAATGTACGGATGTTTCTGTCTGTATGTTTTCATTCGTCCTGCTCCTCCATTTCTAAAATCATAAAAGCATGTATGAAAATGCTCTTGTGTTTCCTGCCGAACTGGTCTTTTGCCGGAGGCACTTCATGCATGTTCTCAATCGTTCTCTTTGTCTCCCACCATCGGCGTGTTTTCCCGTCTCTCGAAATCGGTTTGAAATGTACCTTGACCGTTCCCTTGACGACGGAAAACTGGTCTCTGTCTACCCGCAGGATGTCATCGAATCCCGCTGCCTTGACTGCTGCCTCTGCTTTTCGGAAATGCCTCTCTTTCGATTCCGGTTTCCAGTTAAACCTCATTTCCCGACCACCTCCTCAATCTCTTTCATTCTCTGCATGATTGCCGTGTTGTATGAATAGACATACACGCCGTTGTTCCACAAATGTTCCCTTGCACCTCTTTCACCGTAGTTGTACGCTGCAAGTGCATCCTGCACCGTTCCGTATTTCTTGAGGAGATACGAGAGGAAATCAATCCCGACTTTCACATTCTGATATGGGTTCATGAGGTCGGTGCAGTTCAATTTCTGCATCCGGTCGGTGTGCCATTTCTCATATATCTGCATATATCCCTTTGAGTTCCCGTTGTCTCCGGTCTTGTCGAACTCATATCCGGATTCATACTCTATGATTGCCAATACAAGGGCATACGGAACATCGTTTTGCTTGCATAGACATCTTGTGTATATCTGCATTTTCTCCGGAAAATAGCCTTTGTCTGCATACTTCTCCGGCAGGTCGCAGAACACGAATCCCTCAAGGTCATCACTCCCCCAGTCCTCGGACATGGTGTCAAAAACCTTGTATTTGTCCTCGATACTCTCTGTCATCTGTGTCATTGTCTCCGGATTCTGTATCACTTCCACTTGCGTTGTCTCCGGTTTTTCCTCCTGCTGCTCCGGTTCTTTGACATTGAACAATATCACACAAAATCCTGTCAGCAATACCGCAATCAATGCGATGTGAAACGCATTATACAAACCTGCTCTTTTCAATGCCCGTCTTATCCGTCTTATTCGTCTTATTCGTCTTTTCACCTGTCGACCTCCTTTTCCGCATTCGTGCATGTATATAAAACATGCAGTTAAAATCGTTGTAGTACACTGCTGCATTTGTGAAATCCATGTCCGGATACCACTTTTTCAATATCTCCGGAATGGAATCTCTGTCCTTGACCATCTTGTCAACGAATGAGCCTATTTTTTTATAACTGCCTCCCGCTGCCGGACGTTTAGAATGAACGACCTTGATTCGTGGGTCTCTCAATCCCTGCGAACTGTTCCATCTCTTTTCCGACGGAACACGGTTCTTTTCCTCGACGATATAATTCGCCATACCGGACAGACCGTTTTCGTCCGTCTGCAATCGGCGAACCTCATTCCCGCTTGACTGTTTCCAACAGGATTCAACCGTCTCCATGTCTAACGCTCCATCCATGACAATGTGATGATGCCATCTGATTTCCGCATCCGGATTGTATGCGGTCACATAGACATATTTCGCATTCGGGAGACCTCTCTTTTTCCTCTGATAGTTGATGCGTCGGATATACTTTTGCACATTCTTGATTGCTGCATCCACATCCCCGTCCAGTGGGAGATGCTCGTCATCATAGGTCAATGTCATCCAAATATCACGGTCACTGAAATTCTCATTGATTAGTCTCTCAACGTATTTCCTTGCGTTCTTGTCATTCAGATTCTTTTGAGCCTTGTTGTTGTCTTTCTTGATAGTCCTCCCCTCCGGAGGTACTTCATCCATACTTCGGAACTGCGGATATATCTCAATTTCAAACTGGTCTCCTGCTGTTATCTCTTTGAGTGCATATATCACTTTCTTTCGATGTTGGAACAGGTTCTCAATGAACCATTCGTGCATGTCCTCCATCGCTTTGTTATATGCTGCCTCATAATCATACGGGATATATTGCATCCCTCTTTTTCTTGCCATCTGACACAATCCTCCTGTTATGTTTTCGTAGACTTGTTATTATCTATTACAAGGACGATAAAAGTTCCGAAAACCCTTGATTTTATAGACCTTTTCGGTCGCTTTTCAAGTTGCTTTTTTGTGTCAGATTTGCTATAATATTTCTATCAGTTAGCGACTGACACAATCAGTCGATACAAGGACGACCACTGCAATGGTTGTCCTTTTTCTTTTTCTTAATCTCTGTATTCTATTGTCATATTGCCGTCTTTTGCACATCTAATCTCCTTTGACATTCCCTCCGAAATTCCGAATTTTTCGCCGACAATGATTCCGTCGCATCTTCTCAATATGTCCATTCCTTCTGTCAATCCGATATTTCTTTCTTTTTCGTTTTCTTCTGACAAGCACTGCGTCATATATAAGTGAACTGTAATTGCAGCATCTCCTCTCAACAAAATCTCTCTCGTTAGTTCTTTCGCATATTCAATATTTCTTTTTAAAATTTTTTCGCTACCCGCATGATACGGTGAACATATATATATTATTTTCATTCATTTACCTCCTCGAATTTACCGACTTCATTTCCCCAACAATCCCATCCGGCTGCTGCCTGTCTTGCAAATAATTCAATTCGTGGCACATCGCCCGTGAACTCTACAATCCTTTTTCTAACTTCATCCGGTTTTTTGCTGTGTTCTTCTCTCACTGTTTCCACTAACTGTGATACCGTATGATGTACGCTCTTTTTCGGTGGTTTCCCTTTTGTCGCAATCAAACACACTTCACTATTTGATTTAGTATAGAATCCTATTCCCTTGAACCAACTACCGTTTTTATTTCTCTTTACCCAACAAAACCCAATTGTTTTGTATTCAAACCCCCACGCTTTGATTGTTGCAAGAGCCTCTTGCAATTTCGGGAAAGTCGCCCACATGAATAATATGCAGTTCTTGTCTGCAATTCTTTCAACTGGTAATTCCTCAATATCCTTTTGTTTCATCGTTTCGTAATGTGCTTTTGCTGCCCCCTGCTTTTTATTACACCACTGTTGATAAGACCATGGCGGGTCTGCATAGATTACATTGTATTTTTTGTTTGTGTTGTAAAGATTTACTTCCATTCTTTTTCCTCCTATTTGTCAGACACCTGCTGCAACAAGTGCCTTTTTCTTTGTTTTTGCTCCTGCTATGTACTGCCCCGCCGTTATGACGGGGTGTTTTCATTAAACGGCTGCAACCGCCTCTTTCTGTTCCCATCTGCGACGCTCCTCTGCTTTTCCTGCTGCCTTACCCTCGGCATACGCAGACATCACCATAATGGTCATTGATTTTCCCTCAAGGTCGTCAATATTCATGAATTTTTCTGCCATGCTCTCAATCACTGCCTTTTTCTCGTTTCTCGTCATTTTTCAACACCTCCTCGGATTCGTTCAATCTCTTTTTCTATGTTCTTTCCGGAATAATCTGCAAGCAGTTTTTCCGAAATGTGATACGTCCAAATCGAGGACATCTGCACCGCCGTTCCTATCGGGAGTTTTCCCTGCTGCATTGCTACCCTCACGAATTGCGGTGACACATTGAGGATTGCTGCTGCCTCTGTCGGCAATATTCGTCCTATATCCATCCTGTTTCCTCCTGTCGGTGGTTCTCTCGGTCTTTTCATCCCGTCCACCTCTTTTCCGGCAATGTATACCGTGTTGATGCTTTTCACATTAAAAATCATCGAAAACCTGTTGACCATCCACGCACTTTTTAGCAGGTGCGACCGCTGCCATGTTTCCCACGGTATCGCTGTACGATGTCTTTCGGCTTGCCATCGTCAGAGTGTCGGTTGCCATCCGGACACTGACGGGGCGACTGCTGCCCCGTTTCGGCTTTAATAAAAAGAATCTTTCTCCATTTCGTCGTCAACTTCTTTCGGTATCGGGATAGGCTCGAAATCATCGTTTTTCCCCTCCCAATAATCAAATAATTGTTGTATGTACTGATTCAACTCCTCTACTCTGCACATTTTTGCACCTCCTGTTCTTATTCGTTCACTATGTTCTGTATTCCTGCCATTGCTAACGCAAGAGTTGTCTTTCCTCCGTTTGCCTCTTTTCCTCTCCTCATTAACGCACTATGTATTTCAGACGGTAGATTTTTTGTTCCTGTTAAAACTGCGATGCATTCGTCGTATTCAAGAATGTTTATCAGTTCGAGAGCCTCTTTTACTGTGTTTAATTTGTCTATTGATTTGTTTACTAAATCCTGTCGTGTCATTGTTTTGTACCTCCTGTGTTCTTTGTAAGAACAGTATAATTCTTTGAAAGAACATTGTCAACACTTTTTTGTTCTTTGAAAGAACTTTTTTATTGATTTTTGTCTCTTTCGGTGTTATGCTTTAGAAAATAGAGGAGGTGATTTCACATGACACAAGGCGAACGAATCAGAGAAGTGCGAAAAACACTCGGTCTCACCCTTGAAAAATTCGGTGAGAAAATAGGAATGAAAAAGAACTCTGTCAGTCAAATTGAAAACGGAAAAAACTCCGTTACTGAACAGGTTGTCAAATCAATCTGCCGTGAATTTAATGTTGATTATATATGGTTGACTACTGGTGACGGTGAGATGTTCGTTGATACTGACGACGATTTCATCGAAAGAATTGACCGCATCATGGCAGGTGAGGACGATGCCCGCAAGAATCTTTTCAAGGCATTACTTGAGGCAAGTGACGAGGACATCGCAGCATTTCAAAGAATCATAGATTTATTTGCATCAAAAAAAGACTGACAGTCTTTCAACTGCCAGTCTCATGGGTGTAGAGATACAACACGAATTTGTATATCCTCTTGAGGATGCGTTCGCTGTGTATCTTTCCGACTATTTCGACAATAGCCTCTTTGTAATTCAAGGGAGACACCACCCCCTTTCCGAATTGCATTGTATCATATATTTCCATGATTGTGGAAATATCGAGGTTGATTTCCATAATTGTGGAAATCGTTCCTCCTGCTGCCGGAATCTCGCTGCGTTATGGTACAATTATTTGTATTCGGATTCAAACAGGTCGGTGATGTTCACGCCTAATGCAATCGCTATCATTTCAAGTTGAAACAATGTCGGTGACACCTTACCATTTTCGATGTTGTTTATCGTGGATTTTCCGATTCCGGATTTCTTCGATAGCTCCATCAATGTGAACCCTTTTGAGGTTCTCACTTCCCACACAAGGATTTTCATTCTGCTCACCTCCTCTCTTGAGGAAAGTTTACAGAATGTTGATTTTATAGAAATGGAGGTGTGTTCATGAAATACGGTGTCAGAAAGCCAAACATTAAGAAAAGCATCAAGGCAAGAACAACAGGAAAAGTCAAACGGCAGGTCAAAAAGGCGGTCAATCCCCTTTATGGTAAAAAGGGAATGGGAATCGTCAACGACCCGAAAAAGGCGGCATACAACGCAGTGTATAACAGAACTACTGTCGGCGTGTCCGACATCGCAAAAGGATTGACGGCTGCAAACGGAAATCCTGCTGCATCCAGTTCCACAAATGCACCGCAGAAAAAGGAATACTCTGCAAATACATACAGTGTTTGTGGAATCCTCATGATTGTTCTCGGTGCTGTCCTTGCACTTTTAGGATTGATTCTATTGCTTGCTGTTCCGGTTGCCGGAATAATTGCTATTGTGTTCGGTGTCGCATGTGTTGTCATCGGTCTCAAGTATAGAAAAGTCGCAAAAGAACGCCGTGCAAATGAATAATGCACAATAAAAAAGACGACCCACACTGCAATGTGAATCGCCTTTGTGAAACCTCCGTCTCATGCTCCTGCAAAAAGCACCGACAGAATGTTCCTGCAAACACCATTCTATCATAAAACCGTGCTTTTTGCATTGGTTTTATTTTTTATACTCTTTTTTAGGATGGTGATTTTATGAAACTACCGAACGGATTCGGAACGGTTTACAAATTATCGGGAAATCGCCGGAATCCTTATGTTGCCAAAAAGACAAAAGGATGGGAAATCGACCCGAAAACAGGTAAATCAAAACAATTATATACGGTCGTCGGATATTACCCGACCCGTAAAGAGGCATTGACCGCACTTGCGGAGTTCAATGCAAATCCTTATGATGTGGATGCTGCAAAAGTCACATTCGAGGATGTATATGAGCGATGGTCTGATGAACATTTTCCGACCGTCAGTGATTCCAACGTCAAGGGTTATCGTGCAGCATGGGCGTTGTGTGATAAACTTGCACGGATGCGGTTTGTCGATGTCAAACTCGACCACCTGCAAATGATTGTCGATGAATCCGGCAAAAATTATCCAACACTCCGGAAATTGAAAGTCCTGCTCGGTCTGATGTATAAATACGCCGTAATTCATGAGATTATTCCAAAAGAACGGAATCTCGTTGAATACCTCGACATCAAAAAGGCAGGAAACCCGAACGCATACAACCGGAAACCTTTTTCAAAGACAGAGGTCAAAAAGATATGGGATGTCAAGGATTCAAATATATATTATACTGTCATCCTCATGTTGATATATACCGGATGCAGAATCGGCGAACTCCTCGACCTCAAGAAAGAAAATGTGAACCTTGAGGAAAGATACTTCAAGATTGTCGCCTCGAAAACTGCTGCCGGAATCCGTACCGCTCCAATCTCTGAAAAGGTTCATCCGTTCTTTGAATACTGGTACAACCTCAATGATTGTGAATATCTCCTCTCTACTCCGGAGGGTGAACATTTCAAATACCGAAATTATTATGATTCGTACTGGTCGCCACTTATTGAGACCCTCGGAATGAAGCACCGTCCTCACGATACCCGTCACACATGTATTTCCATGTTGACGGTTGCCGGAGTGTCAGACAAGGTCATCAAGAAAATTGTCGGTCATAAAGGGCAGGGCGTGACAGAGGTCGTATATACACATTTTGAAATCGAGGAACTGATTGACGCTATCAACAAAATATAGAGGTGTACCATGAATAGAACTGAATACAAAAACAATTTCGGGCGTGAGCATTACGAACGAATCAATCTCGTTGTACCTAAAGGCATGAAAGACATCATCAAGGCTCTTGCATCCAGTAAAGGAATGTCGGTCAATGCGTACATGCAAGACCTTGTCAGAAAAGACCAATGCGGTTTATTTGATACAATGCAGATTGCAGAAAAGAACAGAGACATGATTTCCGGAATCACCGGAAACATGCACGACGGATATGACATCATTTTCAAGGACGGTCATTCCTGCCATTGCAGGACGAAAAAGGATGTCCGGTCATGTATCATTGAATACTGCAACGAAAAGGGCGATTGATTCGTCCTTTTTTATTGCGAAAATGTGTCTTACACAAGACTTGCAATGTCTTACACAAGACAGTGTTTTCCGTGTTAGTTACCTGTTAGTTATGTGTTAGTTACCGTTGAAATTTCGTGTGTTTTTGCGGTGTCTGATAGATTTATCGGAATATAAAGAAATCCCCGAAAACTCGATGTTTTCGGGGAAATTTGCTCTTTTCTGATATTCGTTTGAATTATCTCTTTGAGAACTGAGGAGCACGACGAGCTGCCTTTAAACCGTACT